TCAGATCTTGCGTCATCGTTCGTTCACATATCAAGAGTTTTCCCAACGCTATGCTGATAGTTCCCTACTCGCAGAGACGATCCCGCTCCCAGAACTTCGCCGTCAGGATACCAAGAATCGTCAGAATTCTATTGACGACATTGATCCTTTCGTCAAGCAGAAGTATGAAATGCTGATGCAGAAACACTTCAAGGATGCAATGGCATTGTATCAAACAATGCTTGATGAAGGAATCGCAAAAGAGTGTGCTCGTTTTGTTCTCCCTCTGGCAACTCCAACTCGTTTGTACATGAGTGGTTCTTGTCGTTCGTGGATTCATTATATCCAACTGCGTTCTGCTAACGGTACTCAGAAGGAGCACATGGACATTGCAAACGAGTGTAAGACCATCTTTGCGGAGCAGTTTCCAACAGTTGCAGAAGCACTTGAGTGGGTCTAAATAAAATATCTTGAATTTATAACTATGGCAACATATCCTGTTATTCACAAAGAGACTGGCGAACAAAAAGAAGTGAGCATGAGTGTTCACGACTGGTCTCAGTGGTGTAAGGACAATCCTGAATGGCAACGGGATTGGTCAGATCCTTCTACTTGTCCTTCTTCTGGCGAAGTTGGTGAGTGGAAGGATAAACTTCGTAAAGCTAATCCTGGATGGAATGATGTCCTAGGAAAAGCAGCAAAAGCACCTGGTTCTAGAGTAAAGAAAATCTAATGGCAAGAAGAAAAAGAGCATCTGCAGAGCAACCCATCGGGGTTGGACTCACGGCAAAGCAGATGAAGCGGAAGAAACCGCTCAGTTCAGAGTACCTTGTTGAAATTGAACCACTAACGGATAATCAAAAAAGATTGTTCGACTCATATGGTGAAGGTAAGCACATTGTTGCTTATGGTTGTGCAGGAACGGGTAAGACCTTTATTACCCTCTACAATGCCCTTCAAGATGTATTGGATGAACGTACTCCATATGAGCGTATCTACCTTGTACGCTCGCTTGTAGCAACCAGAGAGATCGGTTTCTTGCCTGGGTCCCATGAGGACAAGGCAGACATCTATCAGATTCCATACAAGAACATGGTCAAGTACATGTTCCAGATGCCTTCCGATGCTGACTTTGAAATGCTCTATGGTAATCTCAAGTCACAAGAAACTATCAAGTTCTGGTCCACTTCATTCCTTCGTGGTACTACACTTGATAACTCTATCATCATTGTCGATGAATATCAGAACCTCAACTTCCACGAACTAGATTCTATTATCACTCGTGTTGGCGAGAATACTAAGATCTGTTTCTGTGGTGATGCAGTTCAGTCAGACTTGCAGAAAACCAATGAGCGTAATGGTATTGTCGATTTTATGTCAGTATTGCGTAAAATGGAATCGTTTGATATAATTGAGTTTGGTGTAGAAGACATCGTTCGTTCTGGACTCGTCAAAGAATACATCATTGCTAAAATGGAAGCAGGTTTTTAATGTTTAACCACGTTGATATTGATCTCCCTAGTTTGGAGCGTGAAACCATTGATGGTGTAAGATATTACAAAGTTCCAGATGAAGAAGAACTCCTACGACTGGTCTCCATTACTTCGGTGACCAGTCATTTTAATAAGGAGATCTTTATCAACTGGCGCAAGAAAGTTGGTGATGAGGAAGCGGATCGTATCACGAAAGCGGCAACAAGTCGTGGAACTGATATGCACACTCTTACTGAACATTTTCTAAAAAATGAAGACCTGCCAAAGGTTCAACCCATATCTGATTTTCTGTTCAAAATATCGAAAGACAATCTAAAACGCATAAATAATATTTACGCCTTAGAAGGTTCGCTATATAGTAAGCAACTGGGTGTTGCTGGGACAGTTGATTGTATTGCCGAATATGACGGTGAACTAGCAATCATAGACTTTAAGACTTCTAAAAAACCAAAACCACGAGAGTGGATCGAACACTACTTTGTACAGTGCATGGCATATGGTTGTATGCTGTACGAACTGACTGGTATTTCAGTCAAAAAACTTGTAATCATCATGGCTTGTGAAAATGGAGAATGCGTCGTCTATGAAGAACATGACAAATCAAAGTACATCAAACTCCTCAGCAAATATATTAGAAAATTTGTTAGAGATAAACTGGAACTCTATGGAACCAAATAAAGAACTGGAGCAGGCAATAGAAAGTAAATTTTTGACACCTTCTAAATTCGCTCTCGAAATTGAAAAAATCGTAGCAGAAGAAAACTTCAACTATATTGATGCTATTTGCCACTATTGCGAAATCAATAACCTTGAAGTAGAATCTGTAACGAAACTCATTTCAAAACCTTTGAAAGAGAGACTGAAGTGGGACGCAACTCGTCTTAACTTCATGAAACGAACTTCGAGAGCAAAACTGCCTTTATGATTGTGAGCCCCTTTGAAACTTATCAACATTATCTTTCGCTCAAAAATCACTTCACAAACCCCAAATACGACTTCTTTAAATACGGTGCGAAGACTCGCGCCAGTATGACCTCCTTCAACAAACGGAAGGACAAGTACTGGTTCGAAAAGACTTCACGCAAGTATTCTGATAAAGAAGTCGTAGACTTTTTGGTATCCAATTTTGTATCTTCTGACAACCCACAAAACCTATGGATTGGAGAAATTATCAGTTCTGGCGAAAGAAACTACGCCGAGTGGATGAAACGCCAACAGAGTTTGACGTACTTGTTCAAAGAGCAAAGCAACGAATTGTTATCGGAGAACGAGTTAGAGACTTTGTTCAACTGTACCAAGGGACACCCTCTGATACTCAAAGAGTTTCTAAGCGGGAGACTCTCGCTAGAAACATTCGTAATCTACGACAAAATATTCCGTTTCTCAAAAAACTTTGATAAGGAACTTACGGACCCAGTGTGGGAAACCGTAAGTTTGAAACTCAAGAAGTATTCACCGTTTCTAAATATTGATATGTTTCAATACAAAAAGATTCTAAGGACTATCATAAATGAGTGACTTTTTTGACTCCGAAATTATTCAGGAAGAACTGAAAGAAATTAATTCCATGCAGGAGAAGATCTACGGGTCTCTCTTCAATTTTGGTATGATGTCCAGAGAAGACAAGTTGGAACATATTGATATCCTGACAAGCTTGCTAGAAAAGCAGCGAGTGATGTATACTAGGTTGTCCCTTTCAGACGACCCCGAAGCGGTCGAAATGAAAGAGAACCTTCGCAAGTCTGTTGCTCTGATGGGTTTCCCGCCAGAGACTGACATGCAGACTTTATTCAATAGTATGTACGCAACTATCGAGTCTCTCAGAGATTACATTGACGCCTAAGGGCATCTTTGCTATACTATCCGAGTAAATCCCCCAAAATCCAAAACTATCCGAGGTAATCCTAATGTCTTTCGCAGACCTTAAAAAGCAATCCAAACTGGGTTCTCTGACCGCCAAACTGGTCAAAGAAGTCGAGAAAATGAATAACAATGGTAGCGGTTCTTCCGATGACCGCAACTGGAAACTGGAATGTGATAAGAGCGGCAATGGTTATGCCGTTATCCGTTTCCTCCCCGCTCCGAATGGTGAGGACCTGCCATTCGTGAAACTCTACAGTCATGCATTCCAAGGTCCTGGCGGTTGGTATATTGAGAACTCCCTGACTACTCTTGGTCAGAAAGACCCTGTGTCTGAGTACAACACGATGCTGTGGAACAACGGCACCGACGCTGGTAAAGAAGCAGCACGCAAGCAGAAGCGCAAACTGACCTACGTTTCTAACATCTACGTGGTCAAGGATCCTGCAAACCCTGAGAACGAAGGTAAGGTCTTCCTGTTCAAGTATGGTAAGAAGATCTTTGACAAACTCACTGCTGCAATGCAACCTGAGTTTGAGGATGAGGAAGCAATCGATCCGTTCGACTTCTGGCAGGGTGCCAACTTCAAACTGAAGGCGAAGAACGTTGCTGGTTACCGCAACTATGACTCTTCCGAGTTCGCCCGTCCTGATGCACTTCTGGACGATGATGAAGCAATGGAAGCAGTGTGGAAGAAGCAGTACTCTCTTGCTGAGATCGTTGCTGCTGACCAGTTCAAGTCCTATGACGAACTGAAAAAGCGTCTGGACTATGTTCTGGGTAACAAGGGCACTCCTCGTCTCCAAGAGGAAGACTATGAAGAGGAAGAGAACACCCGTGGTTCTGCCCGTGAACTCACCGAAGACCTCCGCAGCGACCTGAACTCTCTGCAACCCACTCGCTCCTCTTCTTCTGATGAAGATGAAGACGACGATACCCTGTCCTACTTCGCTCGTCTGGCGGAGGAATGATATGGGTGAGGCACTAGATGCCTGGATGAATCTAAGTTACGGAGAAGGATTTCTCTTC